ACGCTTTAAGTATTTTCTCATCAATTGTGTTGGGTGACACCAAATCAATATACGTCACTTTCTTAGTCTGACTAATCCGATGAGCGCGGTCCTCCGACTGTAAACGAATTTCCAAGTCATAGCTGTTACTAAAGTAAATAACCGTGTTGGCCGCGGTCAAAGTAATGCCGTAGCCGCCCGTCTTAGGCTGTCCTACAAAAAACCGGAGCGGGTTATCTTTGTCTTGGAATTGTTCCACAATCTTCTGACGCTCGTCTTGCGCCGTCCCACCATAATAGGTTGCCACCGCTTCGGGCCCAAAGCGGTGGCGCAGGGCATCAGCTATCTGTTGGATGTCATAAGTATATGTCGCCCAAATGATTGCCTTTCCCTGTAACTCTTCAGCAATGTCCACCAGTTCTCTGTAACGATTACTCGCCAAAGTAACTGTTTCCCCTTCGTCAGACTGAATGTGCCCACAGCATATCTGTTGCAAGCGCATAATTTGTGTCAGGACACTGGTTGTGGTGGCTAAATCGCCGTTATCTAACATGGCTAACGCCAGCTTCTTCATCTGCACATATGCTTTTTCCTGCTCCGAGGTCAAAGGTACGTCCCTGCGAACGTACATCTTGTCCGGCAGATCAAGGCAGTGCTCTTTCAGAACGCGGTTACTGAACCGGTCAAGCTTCAGGTTTAGTTCGTCTAACCGCCGATAGCCAACAATCTCTTGAAAAGCGCGAGACCCCATACTTCTTTTTTGTACTAGCGCGTAACGGTTTTGAAAAGAATAGTAGCTGTTAAAACCTAAAGCGTCTGACGACAAGAACGCACACTGGCTGAACAAATCCATCGGGGACTTGGTGACAGGAGAGCCTGTTAAGATCCGTTTGTATCTAGCTTCTTTAGCCAACATCATCACATTCTTTGTACGAGTGGCCTTGCGATTTTTAATCGTCGTGCTCTCATCCACAATCATTATGTTAGCCGGGTTTTTACAAAGAAAAGCATACGCAGCTTTTGTGCCCCGCGGCGTAGAAAGAGCTTCGATATTCATTACAAATATTTTTAGCCCGTCAAAAGGCTCGTACACCAACTCTTTCATTTCTTCTTGGAATTTTTTAGATGTTGATGGAGACCAACGCACAATGCTCCGCTTTATGTCGTCCGGCAAGTGCGTAGGTATTTCTCCTTGTACCCAGTTGTCATACACCCCTTTAGGCGCTAGTATCAATGCCGCACCCACCTTCTTGGCTTTATATAAGACACCCATAGTGTCGATAGCCACTTTGGACTTACCTGTTCCCATCTCCATGAACAGCGCATAATAGTCCGCGGCCCACGAATCTTGTAAGGCGCGACGCTGGTGATCAAAAGGCTCAGTTTTAAATTTATATTCCCGCATGTTTTTTCTCCTTGACACTGAGATAATATAAGCATATATATGACAATGTCAAGACCGGAAACGAGTCTTTAAAAAGGAGATTGCGATGAGCAATATATTTGACCAAATGGAAGCTGACTTTGAAGAGAAGATGGCTACCTCAGTTGAAAAACTGGACCAAGGCGACTTAACTACAGTTGCTGGAATGGCGAGAGCAATCCGTGACAAAGAGGCAGAAGTTAACGAACTTGAGCAAAAGCTCAAGAACGAAAAACGCGCCTTGATGAAATTGACGGATGAGGATTTGCCAACAATGCTAGCCGAAATTGGTTTGACTAGCATGAAACTTGATGATGGCTCAGAGGTTAGCATCAAGCCACAGTATGGAGCTAACATCCTTGTGGACAACAGACCGGCGGCTTACGAGTGGCTTCGGGAGAACGGGTATGACGACATCATTAAAAATACTGTTGCGTGTACGTTTGGCCGAGGGGAAGACGACAAAGCGTCGGCTTTCAAAGCCTTTGCCGAAAAAGAAGGTTTCTTTGCGGAGCAAAACACGGGTATCCACCACACGACGCTTCGTGCCTTTGTCAAGGAACGTATTGAAAATGGTGACGACTTCCCAATGGAGTTATTCGGAGCCTATGTCGGACAACGAGCTATTATTAAGAGGAGCAAATAAAATGGCTGAAAAGAAAAACGAAGTAGCCGAAAAGAAATCTGCTGAAATTATCCAGTTTGACCCAACAATGTTTGAAGATGACGCTGGTGTCGGATTGGAGAACATGGGCCAAGACGATCTTGCACTACCGTTCTTAAAGATTTTGGGCGGCATGAGTAAGGAGCTAGACACCTTAGAGGAAGCCCGTAAAGGCGACATTTACAACACTGTCTCTGGTCAGGTGTCAAAGGGCAAGGACGGATTAAAAGTAATTCCGGTAGCCTACCAGCGACGGTTCATCCAATGGGCACCGTTGGGCGAGGGGACAGGGGCTCCTGTGGCGGTATATTCTCCGGGAGAGGCTATGCCCCAAACCAAACGCGATGCAACGGATCATCGTGAATACGTCCAAGACGGATCGGGTCAGTACATTGAAGAAACTCATCAGCACTACGTTATCGTGCTACATGAGGACGGGGCCGCCGAAACTGCGCTAGTCGCAATGAAGTCAACGCAACTCAAGAAGTCCAGAAAATGGAACAGCATGATTTCTTCGTTGACCATGCAGGGCAAGAACGGACCGTTTACGCCGCCACGTTTTAGCCACGTCTACAACTTGAAGACGACCTTGGAAGAAAATAGCAAGGGTAGCTGGCACGGCTGGGAAGTAAGCCGCATTGGACCTGTTCAGGACATGTCGATCTACAACCGTGCAAAGGACTTTGCCAAGAGCATCACTGACGGCGAAGTTATTGTAAAGCATCAGGACGAAACCGCGGGCGGAGCCGGAAGCTCTGACGACGTACCGTTCTAAACAGTTGGGGTGGCGTTATAGCGTTATAACGTCGCCCCTTCCTTGCTTTTGGGGGCATCATGTCTGTAGAAAAGTTTTCTGCCATATTTGATGGGTTAGCGTTAGCCTATGGCACATATAAAATTGAAAAGACGCAGTCTAACGGAAAGAACACCGGTAAAGCCACCATTGTGCGCGAACCGCGGACCACGGCTCTATGGGAAGGTCACCTTTCCGGCAAAGGACAGGGTATAGGAATTGTACCTATTAACGAAGATAACATGTGTGTTTGGGGGTGCGTGGACGTTGATCAGTACCCGCTGGACCACAAGCTTCTTGTGGAGAAAATACGGAAGCTCAAGCTTCCGCTTATTGTGTGCCGATCAAAATCCGGTGGGGCGCATTGTTTTTTGTTCACCACGGCTCCTGTAGACGCAAAGGATATGCAGGCTACGTTGCAGAACATATCGGCGGCACTGGGTTATGGCGGCAGTGAGATATTCCCCAAGCAGGTAAAACTTAATCTAGACCGCGGGGACGTTGGTAACTTCTTAAACCTTCCATATTATGATGCTGAAGACGGCCTGCGCTACGCAATTAAAGACGACGGTACATCCGCTACGTTGCAGGAGTTTTTTGATTTACATGAAACGTATAAGCAAACACCCGAACAGATAATAACACTTCAGCTAGACGAGCAACAGGAGAGCACTCCGATAAAAGACGGGCCGCCCTGCTTGCAGATTTTGGCTAAGAGCAAGATATCTGAAGGTGGGCGTAACAACGGTCTTTTTAATCTGGGAGTATATCTAAAGAAGGCATACCCCGACAGTTACGAGTCAGAACTACTTACTTACAATATGACGTATTTAGATCCGCCGTTACCGTTGAGCGAGGTCAATATTGTGGCAAAGCAGCTAGACCGAAAGGACTATGCTTATAAGTGCTCTGACGCGCCGATTAGTTCACATTGTAATAAAGAGCTTTGCCAGACCAGAAAACACGGCATCGGGGCCGCGGCCCTTGGCGCTTCTATAGCTAATTTGCGTAAGTATAATTCCAACCCGCCCGTGTGGTTCTTGGACGTAAACGGAGAGCCGTTAGAATTAGATACCGAAGCTCTAATGAGTCAGCCCGTATTTCAGAAGGCTTGTATGGAGCAGCTAAACTTTATGCCGCGCAGTGTAGCCAAGCCTGTATGGGAAGGGCGCATTGGCGGTCTTTTGTCGGAGATGAGCGACAACGAAAGCGCAATCATAGAGGTTGCAGAAGACGCCAGCATTAGCGGACAGTTCTACGATTACTTAGAAGAGTTCTGCGTCCATCTACAAAAAGCGAATGACAAAGAAGAAATCCTGCTCAAGCGGCCTTGGACTGACGACGAGGCGGGAGTCACGTTGTTCCGGCTAAAAGATTTTGAAAACTTCCTAAAGCGTAACAAGTTCTTTGAGTACAAGGCTCATAAGATAGCTCAACGTCTACGGGATCGTGGCGGAGAAAGTAGGCTGATTAAAATTAAAGGCAGACCAGTTAGAGTCTGGCAAATACCTTCTTTCGACACAGCGGAAATTGAATTTGCAACACCCAGCTTTGGCGGGGGAAAATCGGAGGCACCTTTCTAATGTTAAAAGCAGATGGTTTTAATGATGCGTTTATTGGTGTGGCAAGCAGAAGCGGCCAGCCGGATATAATCGCCTACGACTTTGATAGATGTGTCGCGGTCCTATGCGAACGTGACCGCATGGAGTTCGACGAAGCAGTGGAGTTTATGTACTTCAATGTCGTAGACGCTTGGGTTGGCGACGAAACCCCTATTTTTGTAAAGCTAATGGGCAGCATAGAGGATATTACCGATGAAGAACACGGCGCGTAATGAAGAAGTTTACCACAAGCGTGTGGTAGAAAAACGTACCCTGCAATCTGTGGCAGATGAATATGGTATCACGCGCGAGCGTGTCAGGCAGATTGTAGCAAAGATAGATAAGAAAGCTTTGTGGGAAGCAGCCCGCGCATCACGGCCCTCTCCGCCTAGAACAATGAAAGATATCTGGTGGAGCCGACGCGCTTACAATTGTCTTTATAACGAAGACCTACTGCGGGTCAGCCTTGAAGATTTTGTAGAGCACATGAGCCACCACAGATTAATGTGCCGGATCCCAAACATGGGTAAAAAAACTATAGAAGAAATTTGCAAAAGGCTGGAAGAAAATGGACAACAAGATATTTCGCATTTACGGTCCGCCCGGAACGGGGAAAACCACCGCGCTTCTTAACAAAGTGGATGAGGCTCTGTCTCGTGGTGTAGACCCCGCGCATATCGGCTACTTTGCTTTTACTAAACAGGCGGCTAACGAAGCCATTGAACGCGCTTGTACTAGGTTTAACTTCGAGCCTGTTCAGTTGCCGTGGTTTAGAACGCTGCATAGTTTTGCGTTAAAGCTGTCGGGCATTCGGCCCGAACAAGTTATGCAGCCGGAGCATTATAAAGAGTTGGGGCATGAAATCGGATATGACCTTGTCGGCAATAGAAACGGCCTTGGCGGGGAAGAAACTTTCGACCTAAATAAAAACAATAACCCAATAATCAGCCTGTTGAATTTAGCTAGGCTCCGCAAAGTTGATCTTCGCCAACAATACGACGAGAGCGGCTTAGACGACCCGTGGTCCACGGTAAAGTATGTTTCAGAATGCATGACTAAATATAAGAACCGGTTTGATCTGTACGATTTTACCGACATGCTGGACGTGTTTGTACGAGACGGCGCACAATTCTGTCCACGACTGGCAATTACTTTTATCGACGAAGCGCAAGACCTATCACCTTTGCAATGGGACGTAGCGCATGTTTTAGAAAAGCATTCCGACCGCATCTATTGCGCGGGAGACGACGACCAAGCTATTTATCGCTGGGCCGGTGCAGACGTAGAACACTTTATCGGACTGAATGGTGGTTACGAGGTGCTAGAGCAATCTTACCGCGTACCAGCGTCCGTACATCCATTAGCTGAAGGCATTGCTAAACGCATTAAACGTCGCGTAGCAAAAACCTACTTGCCTAAACTGGACCACGGCTCCGTGCAGCGGATACCTACCACCGGATATATTAGTTTTGAGAAAGGTTCGTGGCTCGTGCTAGCCCAAGCTAATTATTTCTTAGACGCCGCTGCCCAAGACTTAAAAAGTCGCGGGTTTCTGTTTAACCGTAACGGGAATCGGTCAATATCAGAGAAACTGAGTGAAGCCATCAATGGATGGGAACAACTACGTAAGGGTCAAAGAATTACAGGAGAGGCTGCACGAGCCATTTACAGTTATATGTCAGTTGGCGACAGAGTCAAGCGCGGATTTAAAAAATTGCCTGCTTTAGATGATGATGAATTAGTTAACTTGGAAGAGTTGACAGTTAACCACGGCCTAAAAGCCACTATAGAAATGATATGGCATGAGGCTATGGATAAAATTCCTAGCGGTGAACGTGCGTACATCACGGCTCTTTTGCGGCGCGGCGAGAAATTTAATGCCATTCCACGTATTGCGCTGTCCACGATCCACGGCTCTAAGGGCGGCGAAGCCGACAATGTTGTGCTATACACTGACTTGTCTCCCGCAGCGCAAAAAGCTTCAGAGGCAGCACCTGATGATTTACACCGAGTGTTTTATGTAGGGGTCACTCGTACTAAACAAAACCTTTATTTAATTGAACCTGAAGATATGAACCGGAGTTATTGGATATGACACTCGTACATTTAATGGAAAAAAGCCTAGTTTGTCCAACTTGTGGCGAACACAACACCCTGCACCATGAAGAAATAACTGTATATGCGCGGGAAGACGACGACGATGTGGTGCAGGTGGTTGAAGTAAACCCATTCAACGGGGATACAAAAACGGTTACCGCGAATAACGGGCAAACAAATAACCCCTCCCCTCGCCGTAATGCTTTGAGCCTCACCCTAAGTTGCGAAACCTGCCCTGTAGGGGAAAAGGTTCACACTTTGCATATTTCTCAGCATAAAGGAGCTACTTTGCTGTGGTGGGCTAAATGAAACGCGAAGAAATTCTTAATAAAGCAGAGAGCCTAGTCAACGGCCCACGGGCCAAAGCCTACGGTGATGCCCATGAAAACCACGAGCGCATAGC